GAATCTGTAATTGTATAAACACCTTCAGCAACTCTTGTAAAAGTATTATAATTAATCCCTGTATTATTAAAAGCAATTAATGAAAATGAAGGGGCTGATGTTCCAGTTTGTGTAACATATCCAACAAAATGAGTCGGTCTTAAATCATCAATTTGATTTTGAAGATCTGTAATGTCACCTTGAATTGTAGTAATGTCACCTTCAATCGTAGTAATGTCACCTTCAATCGTAGTAATGTCACCTTCAATCGTAGTAATGTCACCTTCAATTGTGGTTATATCATTTTGAATAACCGTTACATCACCCTGCAAAGTAGTTATCTCATCTTGCATTTGCTCTAAAACATTCTGTGTCTCAGAACCTGGTACGTTAATCCACTGTGCTGAATTATCATCACAATTACAAGAATCTGAACAAGAAGAAGAACATGATCCACCACAACCACAACCACATGAGGATTCACCACCAACTAATTCATATATCTTATTTACATATTCATTAGCCGCTGTAGTATTGCCACAAGCTCTCTCCATTTGATATTGAGAGTAATAGGCATTTATTAAAGTAATCTGTTGAGCATATCGAGGTGTTGATTTACCACAAGCAATATCCTCTGAATATGCCTGTGTAATTTTATCTACGCAATTATTTATATTACATAATTGACTATTACAAACCACATTATGGTTTAATGTTTTCTTTAATTGATACTCAATTACTAAATTATCTTCTTGAGTATAAGTAAGTTCAGATGTACTTATCGCTGTCCACATTCCTGTAGCTAGTGTATTCACAGTTAAAGAGAATGCATTTGGTGTTACAGGACTTTGCGATTCAGTAACAAAGTTTGGATCTGGAGTTGGATTTTCTAAACCATCAGGATAATACAATGTAATTTCACGAGACACAATGGTAGGGTTATTTGCCGTACCTGTATTATCACCAAAATATGTCGAATCTGTAGCTGTAATTAATCCTGTTGGATAATAATCACAATTATGCTCTACATTGAATGTGGCACAATTAATTTTATTAGCACCTGTAAATGTAATTGATACAGTATCATATGTCTCTGGATCGTTTGGATCAATGACAGAAGTTCCATATTTTAAAATATAAGTACCATATACTATATTGCCAGATGTGTCTAATGGGAGTGAAAAATATGCAGACTCAACGTCAGAGGTAATTAATTTATTACCAGCACTATTCTTTGTTAAAAACACAACACCAGATGGATTTAATATTACTCCATACAAATCTTGTGATACACTTTGTGTAACCTTAACCTTTTTAGTGGTTACATTAAATACTAATTGTGTAGCCATTTTTTCGTGAAATTATACACAAAGATAAAAAAAATAGGGTACATAAGTACCCCATTTAACAAATTATATTTTTTTTTCTTTATGCAATAGCTTTCTTCAATTGAGAAAGAGCTTTCTTATCTTTAGAAAGATACTCAACTAAAGCAGTTCTATTATCTACAGGAATATCAGCTAAAACAGATTCCTTACCATTTACTATGATAACAGTCTGATTTCCATCCATACTTGGTTTAAGCAAATCCATATTCCAAGCATTTTCTAATAAAGAAAGTATATCCTCTGATGGAGATGTCAAAAATGTGTTTATAACATACTTTTTAAACTCAACATCCTTATCCATACGATTAAATATTCTATTCAAAATCAATTCATTTGAATCATCGTCTAGAACAGAAATACGAGCAAGAACAGCAAATTGACGTAGTTTTTCAGATGATAAACTACCTACAGCAGCTTTAGCTTTTGCATCTGTTAATACATCAACAGCTTTTTGAGTAGCTTCTCTTTCTGGCATTAAGAACTTAAACGGAGCCGTCTTACGACCATTCTTACTGTTTGAAAACAAAGTGCTGAAGTTGTAAAAAAACCACAATAATTCCTTGTCTTTACGAGGATCAAAAACAAAAGAAGAATCAATAACTTTAGTTTTAGATAAAAAAACCTTACGCCCATCTGCCCTGTATTGTGGAGATCCATCGCTATAACGGACTTCTCGTTGCTCTCCAGTTTCATCATCTATAAAATTATGAATTAGAATAGCACCATACTTTGGCTTTGTAAATACAAAGGGGTAACGAGGATTGTTTGTTTGTAATTTCTTTATTTTATGCTCATTATAAGCAATTCTTAACGGTCTGTTTTTCAACATAAACTCAGGAAATACTGCCGTTAATTCTGATAATTCTTCTTGTGAAAGAATGAATTTTTCTTGATCTAAGAATAACATATGTTTTTATTTTTTTTTGTGTGTTAAAAAATAAAAGGGGAGGGAGTTACCCACTCCCCTTTTTATGTATTATCCAACTAATTAAGGAGCTGGAATTTCAGGAATGATACGAGAGAATTGCTCCAAGCAGTAGAAGTCAAATCCAAGATCAGATGACAAGTATAGACGAGCCACGTCAGTTGGACCAATCTTACGAGCAGAAGCACGACCATCGTCAGTGATTTCCATGAAGCGGCTATATCCGTTCATTTCTTTGTACACTAATTCGATACGGTTACGCAATACACCCTCAGCATCAGCCATCTTGTTCAATGGAATAACCCATCCACGTCTACGAAGAGTACCTGTATTTACAGCTCCCATAGTTGTAGGATCTTGCATGAAACGAGCTTGTTTCAACATGAAGTTATAACCATCAACGATTAAGCCATTGTAAGAAAGTGTACCCATCAAAGATTCTACATCGCTCATTTGTCCACCGAAGAATACATCAGCAACTGATTGATTTAATGCATTTACGTTAGCACTAGCAAATTCACCAGCAGCATCCTGAGAAATTTCAGAGTATAATTCTTGAGTCAACCAAGTTAAGAACAAGTTAGAAGAATAACGCTTAGACATCTCAGTAGCAATAGCACGAAGATCAGTAACAGCAAATGAACCAGGTGTAGCTGAAATTTCTTGAGTATATCCACGGTTATCGATTTCAGCATCCAAACCAGAGAAGGTTTGTGGAACATTAGCATTCGTATTAGATTGACCAAAGATCATAGACAAAGCAATTTGCTTAATCAAACGATATTCAGCTTCATCTTGACCTTCGTAGAAGAAACCATTCATCTTCTTAGTCTTACCATCACCATACTCAACTTCCATCCATTGAGGAGCGTTAGTTTTTTGAGTACCAGTTAATTCGTAAGTTTCTTTGAAGATTTGTGTTTTCCAATCATACTTAGTCCAGAAAGACTGAGATGAAGTTGGTTGATCAGTACCTTCAGCCCAAGCAGAACCAACAACAATCAATGTTACAGCATCAGTAGCTGAAAAAGTAGAAAGACTACCACTTACAACAGCATCTAAAGTAATAGTGAAAGTGTTAACACCTGCATCAACAACTGAAGCAACACGAGCTAATGGAAGAGCTGAATCAGATGCAATCATTACGATTTGACCTTCTTTAGCATAAATTAAATCGATGTTTTCAGAACCTGAAGTTTCAGAGTTTACGGTAACTGTGATTTGTGATGTTGTAGGAGTAGTAGCAACTTCACCTTGAATAGCAGCATCGTAAAAGCCTTTTTCCCAGTGCCAACCAGTTACGTTTTGAACACCACGCTTCATTCCAAGTCCCATCAAAAGTTGGAAGTCAGAAAGACCGTTATCGCCATACTTATTTTTCAAAGTACGCAAGTAATGTGGAACCAATAGTCCACTTGTGTAACTAGCATCGAACAATGACAGCATACCGCCATTTAAGCCTTCGCCAGAAACAGGATTAAAAAAATTTGACATTTTAGTAAATTAAATAAGGTTTATGAATCATTTTACATTTGTGACTCAAAGTACCTTTGCAGTTGAGACTTCTCAGATGATGCATTCGGTCTCTCCTTCTTAACTACCTCAGATCCATTATGGAACTCTTTTACTGCTTGTTCTTGGGCCACCCCTTTTGCAGCGTTTACGAGTGCCTTATAAATGCTTTTTGCTTCTAGAGCCTCTAGCCTTTGTGCGGCATATTGTCTTAAAGCATTAACATTGTTCTCATCTGGTAGAAGAGGATTTGCAGAAATGACATTCATGAGTTCCTGATTTACTTGGTCTAAGGAGGATTGCGACACCGCTGCCTTTATCTTAAACCCATCAACCTCGATCTCAAGACTGTCCATCTTTGTAACCTCACCTACAATAGGCTTCCAATCACTTACAATTTTTGAAGCAACTTCTCGTTGACTTTCAATCTTGCCACGCAAAGATGCAACAAAATCTTTATTCTCGCTAATATTTTTTAATTTTTCTTCTACAACATCAATATGTTTTCCAATTTTCATTTTCATTGTTTTTGGAGCTGAACCTCCATCAACATCAACATATGTGTTATATTCATCAGCAATTGTTTCACATATCTCATCAAAACTCATTGTCTTTAACAACGATGGGTCTTTCAAAACTTCTGATAATGCCATTACTTGAACAGGGCTATTTCTCATGTCATCAGCAGATTTACCAACAAACTTCTTAGCTACATCCATGTCTTTTATACCTGTTTGTTTCATAAAAGCATTTAGACTAGCTAAACTTTCATCAGCAAAAGGAGATTCTAACTCTTTAAACAAAGTCTCTTGATTTGTAATGAATGGCTCAAACTCATCATACTTAGAAGCCTTTTCAGAAAGCATTGAATACTTCTCCTTAATAGAATCAACATTTTCAAAATCTCCAAAAATAGCTTTTAAATCTGAAGCCTTAAACACAGGCTCATCTGATGGGGGAGTATTACTATCATCTCCTTGTGGGACTGTATCATTAGATCCCTCTTGATTTAATACTGGTTCATTTTCACCAGATGGCATAGAATCGGAAGGCTTTGCATTAGCCGCACCGATATAGTCAAAAAAATTAACAGTGTTGTTTCCCATATATATTTATTTGTGTTTTTTATTTTTTTCTCATTGAACCAGTAATCTCAGCTCCTGTTGTCTCTTGAAGAAACGCTTCTGTCTTAAGCTCTTGTAAGCTCTTATCAGTTTCAGCACCTATGATTGCTTGTTTTTCTTTTATTCTAATTTCTGACAATGCTTGTTCTCTTTGAATAGCAGCTTGTGTTTCAGCTTCAATAAGAGCAAGTTTGTTTTGCAGTTTTTGATTCTCTAAATCCATTAATGATTGAGATTGTGCAGCTTGATTTTCAGCAGAAACTTTATCATTATATTCTCTACGTTTAGCAGATTTATAATTTAGATACCATGTAGCTTCTTTTAATTTACCTTTTTCAACCATATCAACAATCATGGTGAAATCAGCTAGTTCTATTTCTGGCATTCCATTACGACCTACCTTTAATGCCGTTTCAGCAGCCTCTATTATTTTCGCCTTTTGTGTTAATGAAATTTTATTATTTAAAGATAATCCCATCTCATCTAAAGTAAGATCAGAATAAGTCATCAATGCTTGAACTGAAGCCTCTCCAATAACTCCTGAATAATAATCTCTCGTAGACTTATCATATTTCATTGTTGTCAATGCACGAAGAATAATATTTTCAGCGGCTTTAACTTTTAATTGTTCTAATGCTTGTTGTAACGGCCAAAGAGCATTATTAGTAGCCTCTACCTCTAATTCAGCAACACCAACTAACTTTTCACCTTTGGCTTGAGTACCTGCCATAGTTGGAGTAATACCTGTAATCTGCAATAACTTTTCAACATCATGTTGATATGCAGTTATCCATTCAGCTAATTGTCTTCCTATTCCCCCCTCTAACTCATCAAAAGTTTTATTTGTATTTACTTTTCCTCCTAATAAAGAAGATTTGTAGAAGAAGTTACCAGTATGCGAATAAACTTGAACTAAGTCAAATGGAGTATATAAAGATCCTCCAATAGAATTAATATTTAAAGCACCAATGTCAATAGCAATACCTTTAGGAGCAGCAGCTAATTTAGCAGCTTGTAACTTAAGGTGATTAATTTGCATTGAATCATAAATAGGAATGGCAGTTTCCGTAATAGACTTTCCAGGAATCTTTATAAATCGATAAGACAACAATGGTTGTTGCTTATTGATACGCTTCATGTTCTTTTGTTTGCCACCTACTGTAATATTAGCTCCTGGTAAAAACCAACCCTCGTATATAACATGACCATCAACAACCACAGTCTTCTTCTTATCAGTATCAACATATTCACCATATTTATCTGCATAAAATGATACAACACCATCTCTATTTTTTTTCTTGTAATATGTAGAGTCTTTTGAAATATATTCAAACTCCATTACATCTACAAATAAATCATCGTAACGCATACGGTCAGTAATACTATCTCGCTGAGAATACCAAGACCAACCGTATCTATCATTAGCATATACAGTATCGTATGCAAACTTTGCAATCTTTTGAACTTGCTTTTCTGTTTGTTCTTCATCAAATCCATTTTGTAACAATAATTTTCTCACCTGTGGCATACTATATTTTTCAAAATGGCCACCAAATGGAGAATTTGCACCTTGATATTCATCAATCCAAGCACAAACAAATTTAGTTACATCAATATATTTAATTTTAGCTGCACCAGTATCTGGATCTGTGTAATCTTTTATTACAATAAATCCAAAATTCATAGCATCTTCTTTAAGCTGCTTTTCTATCTTATCCCAATCACTTGTTCTAAAACCAAATTCTGCAAGTTTCTCAATATTAATTTCAAAAGACTGCTTAAACCCACCTAGATTTTCATATAAATCCAGTTCTGTCATATCCTCTGGCACAAATGTCTTTTCACTCATTTTAGGCTTACCTATTGCCTTCATAATAGGTTCTAATTTGGCCTTAACAAATAATGAGTATTTATCAATTGCTTTTTTATTTCTAATATCTGGATTTATTGATTCAGACTGTATTCTTTGATTATTGGTTCCTAACACTGAATTTACAATCCTCTTGATCTCTGGGGCCATTGAAAATATTTGAAAGTCAATATTAGAATAGCCTTTTCTTCTTGCTCTATTAGTAGCATTATTTGCATTTGGAGTTCCTTTTGCCTTCTCGTCTCCACGAGTCGCCCACATATCAATGTACTTTTGTGGACTCTGTCTACCCTCTGAATAATTTCTTATTTCGAATAAACGAGCAATATCACTACGACTAAAATAAGTTTTATTATTTTCGTAGCGGTAAAATATGGCACGACCAACTTGAGACAACCAATTGTGGTCTTTCTTTTTAGGATCTATATCATCCTTTGGCCAAAGGACACTGTATTCACTCATAATTAATATTCAAATGTATCAAATAATTTCCCATCTATTTGGGAAGATTGTTCATTCATTTCTACAAATTTAGGGTAAATTGACTTACTTCCCAAAAGTGCGTAACCACCAGAGGTAAATAAGTCATATTTAGTCATTTCCTTTCTCCCATCAATATTACCACATTCTTCTAATAATTCAATGTGATTTTCTGTTTCACAGCCAACTTTTAAGTATTGCTCCCAAGAATCAAAAATTTCTTGTTTAGTAGAATTATTTTGACCATCGGTAGTAACCCTTCCTGGTAAAGGCTTTCTAATACCATTCTCATCCATGTCGTATAAGAGATAACCCCTTAACCCCCAATCTAAAAATCTCTCATATAAATGAGTGATGTTCATCTCAGGATACAACATAGCTCCATAAAACACACAAGCCTTTGCCATATCATCGGCATATTCCTCCCTGCTTACATCCCTTTGTTTGTAAGTGAGTACAAATTTATCTGAAATCCATTGACTTCGCAACTTTATTTCATTATTATTATCGCCATCTATAGAACTATCTTTTTTATAGAACATAGCACCTGCGTGATATGACTTCTTTTTACCACTAATTTCTTCCGATTCATATTTTGCAGGGTCAGCTCCCATAACGTATTTATTCATTACTTGCCATGAAGGTTTCCATGATTCTAAGTCTGGATCCCACTCCTTTTGATTTCTTTGCCCTGGAGGAGGCATGTGGCTTATAATAAACTTCCCTTCATCATCTGGCACTAACCTCACGTTACTTCCTCTACCTTCAGTCCATTCAAAATTGTATCTTCTTGTAACACTTTGTTGGAATGTTAACTCAGTTATTCTCTTTTTTATTTTTAAAACAGGGAATGAAGAGTCTTTTGATGCCGACATGAAACATTCTTTCAATGTCCAAGGGAAGTTTTGCATTTCTTCTATCAATCCTGTTTGATCCCCATTTGCCTCAAATGTTTTTCTTTTATTGGAAAGATAAGTTCTAGCACCAATCATAACAACTCTTCCGTCACTATTTTTTATTGGTCTATTAGGATCGTCAATAATAGAGTTCCCATATTCATCTATGAATCCATCTAAACCATCATATGCAGGAAAGAAAATAGTAAATAATCCAGATGCTGTTTGTCCGTTGTCGTTTCTCTCATTAAATTTTGAAGCTAATATTAACCTCTTCATTTGCTCACCACCACCTCTTTCCATTTCTCCAAGAGTTGAAGTTAACAACCCAAGACCATGTATATACGGAC